TGACCTCCAAAGAAAGTAGTCCAAACTTCACCCATTGTGCGGTAAAGTCCTTCCTGTCCTAGTCTGTTAATTGCGAATGGATCGCCAGTCTCGATACCGGACTCAAAGTATTGAGTAGGTTTCGCAGTACTGTAGTATAGATAATCAGTATCAAGCATGTAAATTCTGCTGATACCGTCTGCCGCTACATCCTTAGATGGGATGATTGGGACACCGTTGTAAGTTGCGACTATAAATCCAGCCTCAACACCCGGTACACCTTTGACACCGTTGTAAGTTGGTACAACTCTCTTCTCTTCCATGAATCTCTGCTGAGACTGTAGAAGTTGCTGAATACGCATTAGAGTGTCATATCCTGTTAGCATAACTTTCGGGTTACCACCACGAATCCAAATCTTTTGGAACATTTCGTCAAGGTGGTCAAGTGATAGAACTCTCTCGGTTAAACTTGCATCTGAAGCAACTGAAATTTCAGCGTCAGACCATGTGTTAGCAGCACGACTAATGCTGTAAATGTCCAAGTCAGCAGCAGCGCTTACATGCGCCGTGTGTGTAGTAGAAGCACCATTGGCTACGGTTGCTGCATATGCAGTACCTGAACTGTCCATTGTGCTTGCTGCAGTTACTCTATCAAGAGACTCGATGTCGTTACCTGCAGGTGTGTCTACATCCTGTGTTAGCATTTGGTTGATGTGCTCAGCGTGGTGCTTACCCATCTCTTCCTTTAGGACAGAGCGTATGTCGCCAAGTCCGTCATCCTTGTCATTCAAGAAGATTGCAACCTCAGACATATCGAACGAGTGTGCGATTGTCTTAGGCTTTGCTGCAACATTTTGGAATGTAGGCTTGGTAGTGTCAGGCAGTGTGCCGTTCTCTGCAATTCCGCCACCGACTGCTGTCGAAGGCTTTGCAGTGACGACTCTCCATCCACTGCGGTCCCAAGGCTTCTTAGGAAGAATTGAGAATGCGTTAAATTCTTGGTTCAACTGAGACCATACTTTGCGTCCGTAGATCGCTTGGTATGTTCCAGCGGTTGTGCTCAACATTGGTGCATCTGCTTTGAGAAGTTCGCTACCGGAGTAACCGAATCCCATGTTAGTCCCTGCGCCATAGTAGTAGCGCTCCATGTCCTGTACTGTTCGTGTATAATTTCGTGCCATTATTCATTCCTCCATTCAGTTCCAAACCGTCCCTGCGAGACTGTGTACTTCGTCCCACGACATGTTTGCTAGTTCCTCTGTAGATGGTATTTCTACGGTGGAGTGGTTTGTTGATTTGCGGATTTCCGCAGTTGTGGAAGAACCGATGTTATCGATTCTGTCACTTAGTTGTGAAATTGCCTTCTCGATTTGTGAGAGTGGGCCACGAGCATCAAACTCTGCTGCTGCACGAGTCTGTGCTTCTGAAGTAAGTTCCTTAGTAAGGCGCTCACTAAAAACATCATTCAGGTTGTTCTTGAACTGCTGCTCTGTTGCTGCTGCTTTGAAGACTGCATATGCTTCTTCAATTTCAGTTGCAGTAACATTTTCAGGGTTCAGGTAAGATTTTGCGACAGAGCCGCTACCTAATCCTGATGCTCCTAAAGCATTTGTACCCGGTGAGCCACCTTCGGTTGCTCTACCTGCTACTTGTCCGTTCATCTGTGTTTCAGGGAATTGCTCAGGGGTGCTACCAAGGTTAGCCTTGGAAACACCATCAAAGTGAGAGCGAGCAGCACCAGTGTCAACACCTGCAGACTTTAGGGTGTTTTCCATCCAGTCTAGGTATTCGCTAGTAATGACATCGCTGTACTCTGACTTCTTTGTGTCATCCTTGTACATCTTCTTTTCATCATCATCATTTTTATCTTTTTTGTCTTTTTTATCTGCCATATCGTCGTCCTCGGCTAAATCTAGTTGGTCGTCGCCCATTGTTTTTTTCTTAGGTCTGTCACCTTCAATTAACTCTTCAAGTTCTTTTTCTTCGTCTTCTTCGCCTTCTTCGCCTTCTTCGTCATCCATAAAGGGAGGTTTCTTTTCAAGATTTTCCTCTTTATCCATGTCGTCCAACTGCTTAGATAGGCGGTCAATCACTGAAGATAATTCACCTAATGCATCTATTTCGTTTGTCATAGTTGTGTCCTCCTTCAGTATTCTAAAGGATGCTTCGGGATTAATCCCTTTTTCACAAATAGTAACTTCATGTAGTTCTAACTTGGAGATTTCTGTATAGTCTCCATGCTTTGCATCTGCTTTGTTAATGCGCTTAAACGCCTGTCCACCGATGCTGAACCCTGTTAGGTTACCTTTGCGAATCTCATTGGCTACTTCACGAGCCTTTTCGATGTCATCTCTTAGTTGGATGACAACGAACATGCCAGCGTCATCGACACCGGACTTCCATAGTCTGCCATCAGAGTCGGTGTAAGACTTGATTACTTCACCAACCTGAATGTTTGAATGCGCTAGTTGCACATTGCGGAATGACTGTGCTTTCATAAAGTTACCAAAGGCATCTTTCAGTGCACCACGAGTGATTAAGTCACCTTGTTTGTCTACCATCTCAACAGATGCGTAGCCAGCGATTATTAGGTCGCTGGATGACTTAAGAATGGAAATGCTAGCAGGGTGAGCAGGGGTAGAAGCCCTGAGTGCCGCAGCATTTGCCATGACTCCCTTTACAACGCTTATACTATTTAATAAGGTACGAAGGCCGCTTTGCCTCCTTCTATAGACAACTCGCCTTCAGGTGTCTCTTTATGATTGAACTTTTTATCTTCAGCCCTTTCTTTGTTGTCACGCTCAATATCCCTAACATCATGATCGGGTAGCGTCTTTGAACCAACAAGACTAGTAGGACCACTTGGTGATTCTATAGGAGTAGCATAATCTATACCCATACCCATAGTACCTGTAGAAGAATCTCCTACAGCACCTACTCCTGATTTCAACATAGTCGAAACAAGATTGAGGCTCTTTGCTAATAGTCTTCTAATCTTTGCTTTGTCAGTAGCATAGTCATCCCAAAAATTAGTACCTGTTACTTTCTTAGGAGGTATCAATGGTTTTCCATCACCCTTAGATTCGTGCACTTCGGCTTTAGTCTCATCATCAATTACTGACAGATCTGCCTTCAGCATAACTCCAGCAACCGGAGACCAAAATGGTCTTTGACTTTCTGCTAAACGAATCAGCCAACCGTTTTCTGCTTTAGGATTGAACATATACCACTCATCATCTATAGCAGATGCACGGTAACTAACATCACCTGCTGCCATCTTGATAACTATTCTATCTCCATCTCTATCGATTTCGTGCGGCCACATCATAGGTTCAGACTTGGTAAACAAGGATAGGGTCTCTACACTAGATACTCCTTCACCCTCTGCTTCACCTTTGATTTCATTACTGTTTACTGTATAGATGTCAGCACCGTCTACATTCTCTGTAACCGAAACACTGTCAACATTGACTGTAACTATATCTCCGACTTCGTATTTGTCTTTAGTTTGGAATGATGTACCTACATCCATGTAAGTATCACCTTCGTACTTTACAGCACGGTCACCTAATGAATCTTCGTGTGTTATAGGACCAGTACCCAATCGGTATGTGTAGGATGATGTACCCTTTTTGTCAAGAACCATCAAGTTGACATCTCGCCCTTCATCGTACAATACCCACTTAGGGTGACGACTTTCTCCTTTCATGTAAGTGGAATTAGCATCCCTTAGCATCAAACGATCGTGTTCCTTCAGTAAGTCCTTGACTATGATTTCTAAACCGACATCATCTGTTAATCTCAAATTGTGAGCCGCTGGAACCAATACATTCTCTGTACTCTCCATAGTACCTCTTAGAATCTTAATACGCTCTTGAAGAGGCATGTCATTTACATCACCATCATCGTATTCTACAATATCGATTACATTGTATTCTTTATTTGCGAACACCACATCTACAACAAAGTTCTTCTTTGAAATCTTGGTAAAGTTCTCCTTGGTATCTTTGTCTAAATCAAAGTCTCCTCTTACGGTTACCTTGTCATCATCCTTTTCTACGAAAGCCCTTGGGCCTTCAGGCATAGCAGACACTATCCAGTCTCCACTAAATCCACGAAGGTGTTCCATATCTTCTAACTTGAATATGCGATGCATTGGCTGAAGTATAGGGTAGTCGCCATCTTTCTTTAGCATGATGTCGGGGTCGGATAGTGATGCCAAAAGTAGCGCTGCGTCTTCAATGTCGTGTTTTCTTACCAATGTTCTATGGCCCCCTTCTATACCAAACTCTTCCCCATATTCTTCGCCGCTATCCATGTTGCCGCCCCACATCTCTTCATACTCATGGCCTACTTGCTTATACATAGGCCTTGTCAATGTCCTCCCTATAAAGTCATAAGGTTCAACATTTTCAAAACCAACTAACTTATTATGAGAATCATACACTGGTTTGATGCTTGCCTTTAGTCCAATGTTAGAACCATTAGAACCATGATGTCCTAAATAATTGAATGTACCTTTACCATCTTGTCTACCCTTTGGCTTTATTGGAGTCCTTTTGGTATGCCCAACACCTGTCTCTTTATCGAAATGGTTTTGTAAAGTTTCATATTTTTCACCAGTGTCTTCAGAATGCAAGCGCCTTTCCATTGCTCTCATGTAAACGCCAAGATTACCTAAGTACAAAGGAATGTTACTTGGATCTCCAAAGGATAAACCTTGTGAATCAATCCACCTGTCTCTTTCGTTTTCTGCTATGTTTGTTATCGCTTCAAGGTCTGCCTGTGCAACTCTTTGGTTGCTTCTTTCTCTACCTATTGTCCACTCAAAAGCACCCTGTTTACCTTTCTTGTATCTACCATGTTCTTGCTCTAAACGACCACCCTCTAAACCTGCAACTCCATCGATTCTGTCATTTAGCATTTCAAACAATTCATTTATGTCATGGCGAGGTGTTCGGTCTAGCCATCTTCGTGCAGCAATTTTTTGTGTATTAAGTGTCTTTTGTCTACCAAGTTTTTCCTTTATTTGTTCTAAGCGTTGTTGAAGATTATCTCTCTGCTCAAAGTTCCTAACATGTTCAGGGTTTTGCTTAGAATCAAGTTGCCATTGTATATTTTTCATTTCGTCACTTAGGTCTAGCAATTGTCTTTTATTTGCTTCAAGAAATCTAGTTGCATCATTGTATCGACTTTGTTCCAATTTAACATCATCAAGTCTTGGGGAGTCATGCACCGGATCTCTTCTAAGCATATCAGTAACTAGTTTGTCACCATGATGGCCTACCAAACTACTATCTAAATCAACAGTGTGAGTCGCTTGTGGGAAAAGAGGACTATGTTTTTCACCAGTAACTACGCCGGTTAAATACTCCTTTCTATTCTTAGCATAGATGTTTTTGTCATGATGCTCTACTTCACCGATGTGACGAATGTCAGTGTTACTATGCAAATCGGTACCGTCTATTGCTGCTGATTTACCACGGTGGCGCAACACATCCATGTGCTGACGATCGATTGTTTTACCGGCTTCTACATCAAGTGTACCTTTCGCATTTTCTCTATGAGCAAGTAACCTACCTATGTCGGCTTCAGGATTTCTTGAACTCATAGTAGGGATTTGTTTCAATTCATGACCGGCCTTTGTGACCCCTGTATGTGCAGGGGTACCTACAGAAAGCGCAAACGAAGGCACAGCGTTTGACCTAACCTCGTTTGCTACATCTACTTGCATTTTCAAGTCACCTGACATACTATCATAAAAACCAAAGTTCAATGAATTTGCTGGATGATTAACTGGTACTTTACGATAACCTATAGGCGATGGGTGCTTTTGACCTTTATCCGCTTCCCAACTTTTCATATGCCTCATTACTGCCTGTGGGTCAAAGTATGGCCTGTAAACCATATGTTGTTGCTGCTGACCCATGAAACCTAAAGCATTCAGTGCGCCTCCGGTTAACTTAGCGTCCTCTGCATCTTTTCCTACAGGTGCCTTGGGATGTATGTAATTGTGCTTATCATCAGGATGATTCATGTCAAACAACAAATTGCCATCACCATGTTGGAATATATGCGCCATAACAAGCATAGCATTGTTGTGTTCTAACCCATGACCTGCTATACCATCAAGCATTTGAGTAAAAAAGTGAGTAAGGCTCCTATTATCGTTATGCATCCAAGAAGGCATATCTTCGCTAGCGACATGAGGATGCAACAAACCTATCGAGTTATTTCTTAATTTCCTATTGTCATAGTAAGCCTCATTGGTTTTGTTAATGTGCGACAATATCTTACCAATGTCTTGAGGAGGTATTTCAAACATAGGATCGAACTTTAAGCCCGACGGGTTATCTTTATTGAGATATGGTAACAATTCCCTTTGGTCTTTATCATAATGTAAACCAGCAATTAAACCGTTGTAAGAAAGGTTACTTTTTGTTACCGATTCATGCCAGCGGTTTCTACTTAAATCCTTTCTAGCAAGAGGTTCCACTGTAAATTTCTTAGCCTTTGAATCGTATTTAGGCAAGTCGTACCACCTACTGACTGCTTCCATAGACTTATACTTAGCACGATCAACACCCTGCTCCGGGTTAGCAGCCAATTCCTTATTTGCTAAAAAATTGATTAACTGTTTATTTTGCTCAAAGTAACCCAATCCGCTTAACACACCCATGTGGAACTTCTCTAATTCGTAGTCTCTGAGCGAATTAAAAATTGCGTGGGGCTGAGTTCTGTAATCTTCAGGTAGGGTTTCATGAGCACCGTGTTGGTTATCAGCACCTGACCTAGAAGGCAATATCAACTTTCTAAACAATGGCACTGCCTTCTTGTAAAGACTAGTAACCATTCTTGTAAATGGCATGCCTTGAGAGCCATAGTTTCCTTCTTCATCTCTATCAATTTCTGCACCTTGGTCTATGCCACCTAATTCCAAAATCCTATCGTACAACATCTTTCTTCTGTAGGCGGGTAGGTGAGTTGTACCAAATAAAACATCTTTCAGAGAAGGCACATCTCCCTGTAAGTACCTATTCTCCAGCATGTGCCTTACGCTTTCATCTTGAGGATGAGGGTTGGATTTGTGGTGATTTATTGTAGGTTCTTCGGCACATTTAGGAAACCCTTGGAAAATACCTTCGGTGAATACTGTTTTTTCATCAGGGTTCTCATTACCCCAATTGTATTTTTTAATTAATCTTCTATTGTCATAGTCTGCCGGGGATAAACCACTATGGTCATTACTAGGCTCGTAATAATTAAAATTATGAGCGATGTATTTAGGAACCTTTCTTGTTACACCGTCGTGAAATGTATGGTTTACTTCTTCAAACATTGGCTGAAGATATGGATTTTCTTGCACCGGACCCTGTATGTTCATAGTTTGTGCAAACTCAGGTAAGTACTGCAACTGCCCTTGGTATCTAGTGTTAACTTCGTCAACTTGTGGCTGACCTGTGCCCCCTGCTGCAGCACTCAATTGACCAGTAACAGGATCGTTAATCATAGGGTTGTCTTGAGACTTGGCTACATCAAGTAGCAATGGTTCAAAACGAGGTTGTTGATAATACAAGTCAGCCTTAATGACTGCTTCGTGGGCTTCAAGATATTCACCAGCCGCCTCTGATACACCTATACCATCGTACAGTGATTTGACAAAGGTTTCTCTGCGAATGTCGAGAGTGTCCAAAGGAGTTTCAATCACACCATCACCCGCCGCTCAGTTTATGCGGCGAGATAGCGTTTCGATACTCTTTCTGATTTGCTGGTCTTGGTATTTCTGAACA